GATGCCTTTGTAGCATCGCTGGTACCGGTTGGGAATTTCAAAGAAACAAAAACCTTACCGTATGTTTTCGGTACATGATCTTCGCCGCCCCACGCGACAACATCATCAAGAGCCGCCGAGTATTTGTTGAGAATTGTTGCGCGATAATCCTCGGCAGTAACCAATCTGTTTTGTGTCGCAAATGCAGCAGGTGCGTTTTTGCGAATAGAAGCAATCGTTTCTTTTACGGCACCTCCCGCAGAGTTGGAAACTGTAGATGTGGAGATAGAATATGTTGAATTGCCTATAGTGATAGAATTGAGAGGCGTGAAAGAAGAACCTCCATTTGCTGAAGCACCAACAGTATTCAGATAATTGACAACAATCATATTACCAGTGACTGGTGCTTTACCAGTCATAAGACCGTCGCCAAACGAAAGTTCGTAATATCCGTTTGGTGCTTCTCTTAGAATATAATGTGTTGAAGTTGAACTAAGAGAAATGGCAGTATTCAGGTTAGTGTATGTTGTGTAACTAGAAGACGATCTTGAATCATAAACATCAACAATCACAGTAGAAGTGTCCATGTTTACATCTGGTATGATATAAAGATTTTCGTCCTGTTGAGAACCAGCATAGAATGTCTTTGTCTTTTGTGTGCCTTGATAGATCGGAATACTTGTCGAGTCATTTATTTCAAAAGAATAGTTACCAGAACCATCGTCGGTAGCAGTTGCGATTTCTCTTGTTTCAAACACATAGGTATTACCATTTACAGAGGCAGAAAACTTCGTACCTATAGGAAGAGATACTGAAGGTGTTCTATCCGCAACAGAAACTCCCGTTACATCCAGATTGACATAAGCAGTCGCGGAAGATTTGGATCTTACATCATAACCAAGATTCTGAGCATGTGCCAACATTGATGATCGTAACTGAGCGGTATTCAGAAATGATTCGTTGATTGCGAAGTTTGCTATCAGACCATTGTAGTGTGTGTTATACGAGAGAATGTCCATGATTGTAGAGAGAGCAGATGCCTCGAAATCATAGTCCGTAAACTCTGTTTGGCTTTGAAGATGTTCAATCAGGGCTGCTTTGATATTATTGAAATCTAATGCTGTTGAACTAATACTGGTTGCCATATTTTATTCCTTTATCTAAGTCTGGATAGGCTCGTTTCAAATGTTACCACTTCTGGAGTATTCACAACACGAAATACTATTCTCACACTCACATCGTTATAATCAGGCATTGACTTTGCTTTCACTTCTAATACCTGCGCCCTTGGTTCATAGTTGGTTATCGCAAAGATTACCTTTTCTTCTATAGATTTCTCGGTAAAGAAATCGGCATTCTCAAATAATAATGCTCTTAGATCGCCGCCGTAATCATAGTTGAATGGTTTCTCGCCACGATTTGTTAGTAGCAGATTCTTTACTGCTTGTCTTACAGCCGCAGCATCAGTTTTCTTATAGAGATCACCATCTGGTTTGTTCAAGAATAAGGCATCAATATCAGAATAAACCCTATCTCTGGAAGTCACCAAAGAAGTGGTTTGTAGATTGCCGTCCTGATTTGAAAAACGTTTTAGTGCCATCTCTTTTCTTTTTTATTGTTATTTATATGAATTATGCGATATATGAAGAATATTCTATGAATTCGTTAGTTGCTATTTCATTACCGTTGTAACAAGTTGATACTTTCATTTCGTGAGTCACTTCTTCATCGTCATAGAGAATTTCAGGCATCTCCAATATAATGCTAACACTCAAAGCGCCAGATGGGTGATAACTATTATAATCTAAACACACTCGATCATACCGACAATTTTCAGCAATATATCTAGCAACGTCTGCTGTTTTCGACATATCAGGACTTCCATTTATGCCGATGACTTGGCAAACAACACATCTTCCTTGTGTTCTTTTCTCTAATTGACTTCCAGCAATTATTTCTTCTTCTACACCGTCTATAACTTCTGGCGTATATATTCCTGATACAACAGATAGATGAAAATTGGTGTCTTTTAAATAATATTTATTCACTACATCAATTATGTATGATGCGCCGATCAGATTTTTTAGTTGAGTTTTTTTATCTTCCGGATTTGTTGAAAATCTCTGACCATTAGAACCGTTTCCTCTAAAAATGGATTCGCGAATGATAGCATCTGGATATGTTGTTCTAGGTACAATTTTATTATCAACGGAATGGATAGTGTTCACGGGATTTGGAGGTATTTTATTTTTTGCTAGTTCTGACACAGTTCCATTTTTTATATAATGTTCGTCAAATTTTTCACTTGATGCCTTTCGGGAACCCATCTTTTTCATCGAATAGTCGGACCACGTTATAACTTTATCAGTAGCACCACCATTCTCCGTCGCGGGCCTGAGCAGTTTGGCGAGACTACTATTCGGATCGATAATCGGTTCCAAAGTCCCCAAAGAACTTCCTTTACTATTAACCGCCATTATTGAGGTCCTCCAATGTACTCAGACATGACGGAAGAAGTCGCCGTGTTTGTTGGCGAAGAGATGCTTGGAGAAGTTTCATTAAAAACAGGGCTTTCCATATTTCCATTAGATTTTACTGAACCCTTTGTCTGTAAACCCCCTTCAGCATGTACTGTATCACCTATCAAATCGACTCCTGCACCCCCTATTGTTCCAGTAGCACCGGCAATAGATATATTGTTTGAACCCATGCGAATATTGTCTCCGCCAGTAATTACTATAGATCCAGTGTTTGTCATTTTTAGAACTCCAGTAGAGGCAATCGTTTGATTACCTTCTACAGCAATTTGTTGTAATCCTTTTACTCCGACATATTGACCACTCAAAGACATTCTAGTGTCAAGCCCCTTTATAAGAGTGCCTGAAGCACCGGCAACCGTTGTTGATTTATCGCCTTGTACGAATTCTTTTGAGTTTTCTGTAATTTCTTCTTCCTTTGATTCGGCAGTAACTCTAAAAGCGCCACCAACTTCTAAATCAAAATCTCCTCCAACTGAAAGTTTCAGATCACCAGAAATATGAATAGAACCATCCGCTTTAATGATAAGATTATAGTTCCCATTCACATCATCCAATCTGCTTGAAGTTGTTTTTATAAAAACATTTCCATTTGGTTGTAGTTCTACTGCCGAACCACTCATATGGCGCATAAGAATTCTTTCAGAACTCGCTTCATCATTCATTTCCCAATAATGACCAGATTTCGAGAGTGTAGAACTGGTATATTGCCCTTGTGATATAGTAGGTCGAAATTCTGTTAAATCGACGCCAGATAATGGGTCTATTGTCGGATCTGGTGGTACTATTGGTTTATTAGAATTCTTAGTAGATGACATTAATAAGGTCTCCCAGCAATGACTGTGGGTGTTGGATTTGCGATTTCATTTAACCCAAATAAATTGGACGAATCTAATCCTTCGGGTGCTGGGTCTCCCAGTTTTACATATTTTATTGTGGGTATTTTAGATTTCAACTCCCGAATGAATTGTCGTAAAGTTTTCATTTGCTCCGGTGTTATTTTTCCTATAATCGCTATACTAAGTTCATCTTTCAATAAAGATTTTTCATCAACCTTATCTCTATTTTTTAACATTTCCACATGCCAAGCAGCGGCGGGTACACTTCCCGTAGATCCGGATCCACCCCAATATGGAAAATTACCAGTTATGTCGTAATGAAAAACAGTGCCACCCATATACAATCTAGGCGCATATGCAGGATTTGCGATCCCCGCACATGCTTTACCCGGACCAACAACCTGTGCTGCAACTCTTACAAAATTAAAAGTGTATGTTTTAATTATTGCGTAATCCTCTGGGTTCATGACACTTAATGCTCTACCATTAACTTTGAGTGCCACATCATATGCTCTACCATTGTGTCTCCCCGACGGATTAGCACTGGGTGGTCTATATCCACTTGAGCCATGGACTGTCACGCCCGTCAAGTCTGCTGAAGTTTCAAGAATATATTTCAAGTCTGCTCTAACATTACCATCACCTAAATTGTGACGACCTGATTGATCGGCACCTAACCCCCATAAAGTATCAGCTTTATTGAGATTAGTTATCACCAATCCATTTGTAACATCCATAGGAGTTTTATTAACAAGTGATCCATCTCTTCTAACGTAAAAATGATATCCAGAATTAATATCTTCCTCGGAACCAGACGCTTTTATTAACAAGTCTTGATTATACTCGTCTATAGGATCAGAAGATAATTTAGCAGCATTTTTATATGGCATACCATATAAAGTTATAGTATCTATTTTTCTCGTAACATCACCTGCTACGTCATGTCCGCCGCCGGGAGGATACCGCACATACGAACCACCATGATTTAAGTTGCTAATCGAAGGAGCGTTTATTGCGCCCTTCAAATATTCACCTATTGTTTTTGTATCTGTTACAGTACTTGATAATTTCATTGGAATAACGTTCTCATTTTTTCTATAGCAGATTCAATCTTCGAATCTGGAGTATTAGGTACTAATCTCTTTAATTCTTTAAAGGCGTTCGCATAATCTTCATCATTTATCAATTTCACAACATCTTTATTTATTTCTGGTACACCAATGTCACTGAAAATTTTACCCAATTTTGATCCGAAATCACCCGTTAATAACAAACTTTTTAGGGGACCTACAGCATCCGCAAGTCCTTTTGTTAGGTTATTAAATAACGACAAATTTTCAGAGAGGCCTTTTGTGATTTTGGAAGTCTCAAAATCACTTAACTCTTTTTCTATCTCCGTGAGATAACTATTCAAATCGGGTAATCTAAATTCCGCATTTGTAAGACTTTCCATAATATTCTTTACTTCAGGTGAGGTGATATCGGGAAAGTTGGAAAGATAATTTGAAATGGTTTCCGGTGAAGGTAATCCCATCATTATATTATTAAATCCTTTAGTGGCAATTTCACCCGTAATTGCACTTATAACAGTTTTCGCTGATGATTCCAATTCTTTCGTCATCTTGTTCAGGGTTGGTATAGAACTTGATGTAATTTCATCTAAAACCGCCATCATTGGTGTTGCAATTTCCGGTAATTTCGAAACCATATTCTCAATATTACCCATTGAAGGTACGAACCCATTTAGCAAAAGTTCTGGATTGATTTTATTTTTAAAGGCATCAGTAACGACACCATTTGGAGGCGATATCATTTTGAAACCATTTATCACTTCTTCGATTTTGTTGAAATCAAGAGTCTTCGTTAATGCTGAAATGTTATCTATTGCATCTGTGATGGAAGTCTTAAAAATTTGAGTATCTATTTTCAATAAAGAATTTTCAAGCAACTCTTCAGCATCACCCACATTGGATGTTAAAGATTTAATCAAGTCACCGCCATTCAACATGCCAAGGGCATCATTTACTTTAGCGGCTGCGTTATTCATTTCTTCTACAAGTTTGCTCAATCCATCAAAATCGACTGCCATTTATCTTCTCCGTATCAAGCAACCGCAGGGCGATTGCGTAGTGCGTTATATGCCGCTTCAGCATATATAATTCTTTGTTCTGTAGTTTTTCCTAAATAATCACCTAATCCAGATGTGGCAAATTGTGTAAACTTATCTCTATGATTAGTATACCACCATTGCCCACCTCTGTTAGCACTACCAGAAATTCCCGAAAAACCTTGTCTTTGTTTTGCTGTTTTAAATGCACTCGAATCAAATGTGCCTTCAGAAATTTCATACCAAACATCTATTATTGCGGCCGCTTCTCTCGCACTAGATGCCGTTTTTATTTTCGCCCAAGCGCCTTCATGAGAATCCTCTAATTCGTTGTATAGAAAATTCAGTTGCATTTCTAGACTTTTCCAGTTATTTCCGCCACCAGAAAAATTTACAAGTTTCGTTTTTCTTCCTCTACACCATTGAATAAGACCAATACATCCTATAGAGTTTGTCACGCCTAATCTGAACGAGGATTCTAATTTCATGTTGCCTATAAACCCTGCAACAATCCATTGCGCCAAATCCGGAGATAACTTAAATTTTGATAACATTACTGGCACCATTTCTTCCCATAATTTAGTCGGTGTCACGGTGACGCCTTTAACGTCTGCTCCTGAAAGTGGGCTCCATGTTCTGTTTAATTCTGGATTAGATGATCCAGGTCCCCAAGGAGTGGTTGCTGGTCTATCAGCGGCAGCAAGTTCATATGCTTCCGCGACATTCTGAACATATGGTATTGAACCTAAAATAACGGGATGTTGTTTTAGTTCATCTAAAAACACAACAAGAACTTGTGCGAAATTTTCAATCACATTTGCAGATTCTCCACGACCTTCCAAACCAGACGCAGTATTTGGAGAAACTACCATAGCCCACGGACACAATTGTGCGGGAATGTCCATTGGATGAACTTCAGGCACATATACTTTCAACCTACCAAGACCCAAAGGATCTTCTATAGATGATCCATCTTCTACTACAATACCTATATAGTTTTTCATTATGTCATTTCTTTCTTAAAAGTAGTCCCCAATTTTAAATTCGATCTTTTTCTGCGTAAGGGTCATCATTGGGATTGGAATATTTCGGTGGAAGTTTCAGTGGCGGCGGCGTTTTTCGTTCCTCCACTTTAGGAGAAAAATCATGCACACTATCTGTAATTCTAAATGGATCCACAATTTCATCTACTTTTGTGTCTATAGATTTATCTCCCGTAAACACTCTTGTGCAAGTCAATCGTATACCAGAAGTGAATCCCACATTCTCATTACGTTTGAATATGAATTTAGCAGCATAGATAAAATACGAACCTGACAAGTTCGGATCGGGTTTAATTTCTCCGCTGGTTTTTATGAAAGAACTCTTGAATTTTAAAGTGATCTTTTTCCCTAGAGTTAAACTGTTATAGGTGTTTTTACCATCTTCTGCCGCTTCTCTTTGTTCGTCATTTCTGTAAGAACTCTCCGATTCGGTAACTCTAGGATCAATTGACCCAGATAAAAAATATCTCGCTTCATCAAATTGCACATCCACCGAATTTGTTGCTAATATGTTCATAAGAGATTTGGCATAAGGTCGTGATTTAAACGTGCCTAGTTGTTCACCTATAGAATATAATCCATCAAAGGTGAATCTTGGCAAATATCTCACGTTCCTTATTGTTGGTATTTTGCTGAGATCATCTGGTATAGAAACTTCATCACCACTCTCTTCAGACCAATCCATACCAAAGGCATTATTTAAACCAAGATTCGGATCCCAATACATATGATCTGAACCCCAAGTACCTTTTCTTGCGAGAGAAGAATAATCATATGTCTTGTTAGATACCCATTGTCCGTTGGGTGGTATAAAGGTCAGATGTTTTTGTTGATTGTCAAGAATTTCTTTTAAAGAGATGTATTTTAGTCCCGGATTTCCTAAAGCACTAAACAAAAAATATGGATACCCATCTATTGTACTATCTTCATCTTTGATAACTTTGCAGGCTTGTAAAGGAGTCATATTTGATGGTACGATAAACTGTCGTTCAACATCAACATATTCTTCTGTACCATAACTCACTTCTAGTCCCTTAAAATAATTGGTACCTGCCTTTGATCTTGGAAGAAAGGTCTTTGCTATTTGACCTATCATATCTCGTCTCGTACCCGTGACAACGATATTAGCATTTATTAAGGAATCGACCCAACCATGTAATTCCATAATAGAAAATACCATTACGTTTTGCCCTTGAGTGTCCTTAGACAAATTTATCAGTTTGTTCATGACGAATTTTTTTGATATGGCAGTTATTGATGCGTCTGGAAAATCGCTCAATTCAATCTGTATAATATCTGATCCTGTAGGATTTAACCTTTCATAATATCCCGCATCATCGGCAATGTGTATTTCTCCAGTCAAATAAGGTAATTCTATGTTTTCATATATTACTATTTCAATAACGTTTCCAATAACATTTAGTATGCCACCTCTAGTAGAGATGATATCCGCTTTTGTTAAAAGAAATGGATTTTTAGTCGGCATAAAATTCCCTCAATCCTCTTAATCGTTCAATAAAGACCTATTGAAATTATAGACGATCTGTTCAATATTTTCTGGTTTAAAAACACGGATCTGTTTCAAGTCCTCGTTCTCACTGATATAATGTTCTTTGTTTGTGACTACAGTGTATATTCCCGGATCGGGATCAAACGGACTCACATCCACATAGTCTCCAGCAGAATCTTCGTAATGATGTAGTGCGTTATATTCTTCTGAAAAACTGACAATCGTGATTGATTCTGAACCTGATGTGACAGTCTCTCCAGATTTGAATGTATGAGTACCTTCAATCACTAACTGACCATTATCAAGATTTCTGCGAAGGATGGTACCAGAAGCGCCTGACTGAGAACCCGAAACCGTTTGCCCGACTTGAAATGTATCAAAGATTTCGTTTCGTGTACGAATCACGGTATTCTCATATATTTTCTCTGCTCTTGAACGAACCTCATTATATTCCAAAGGCCACCCTTGTCTGCGAATATTATCGTTTAACAGAAAGAATGTCCAATGGAATTTTTCATCTTTGTAGAGTTTGCGAGACACATGATCCGGCCGATCACCATCCTTGATTTGGTAGTATGTATAGAATGTCAATTGGTCCTTAACATTATCAATCAAGTCAACATAGGTAGATAAGTCCTGAAAAACGATAGGATCCTTTTCTTTGCCGAAAAGATATGTAGTGATTGGAAAATTTCTAAAATAGTTCATGCCGGCACCCTTGACTTTCTTTCTCTTATGGCCTGTTTATCTAATGCTCTATCTTCTGTAAATGTTAAAGTAAATTCGGTAACTGAGGGATATCCATCTTTGTGCCAAGCCATATTTCCACCATTATATGTCGTGTTCATGTTGGATAGAAAGCAAGGTTGAATGAACACATCTAAAGGATTTTCATCATGATACATCTTTATTAAGAATTGTCTTGGGAATCTATATCCGAAAGATATACCTTCAAAATCAATAGATTCTGGGTACAATTCTTCTCGGAATGCGTTTTCAATATTCTTTACTGTTTCAGCTTCTTCTGGACTTTCGGGGTAACATCTAAAACTAAACACGAAAGATCGTATATTTACAGATTCTAACAAGTTCCTAACGTTAGGATTTAAAGACACACCTAGTGATGATTGGATACCACCCCTTATTGTATCTGGTCCTCTTTTAGCAAGTCTCATCAGACCAACCTTGGCAAAGTCGGTATTGAAGTTTCCACCTTTGAGTAATGTGCCCACAGCAGCCAAAGTGGATTCTATAGTTTCTAATGTCGCTTCGGCGATAATGTTTGACACATCTTTGTTGTTACGAATTCCAGATTCTATCGCAGACCCGAGAATTTTTAGACTAGTGGCTGCATAACTTACTCCATCTTGAACAATTATAGATTCTGGCAAATACATTCTTATTTGATAATCAGGTAATGTCATCCTTTTCGCATTGAGGCCGCTGATCCCGCCGATTGTAGAAAGATTTAATCGATATTTCATGGGGTCTGCGTAAGGATCACCTTGGTCAGAATTGGATTTAGTATTTGTTATAGATGATTTTACCAAATTTTGTAAATATTCCAGACCATCGGCACCAAAATTTGCCAATTTCGTATCAAGACCTCCGAGTTCGATCCCAGGCGCAACTTTATATTCAACAGGTGTAAATGTTATCCAAGACTTTTGACCTTCAGCGTTCAAAGGATATTGCATATTGCTCTTTGATGTATCTGA